TGTCATACTATTTTCTAATTCAAATTTCCATTCGCCAATGCCTCTAACATCATTTTCTGGTGAATATTGAATTTTAACAATAGCAAAAATTAAATCATTCATTTGATGCTGACTTCCCCAATCAGGAAATAAACTGTATGCGGCTTGCAAACCATTGTTTACAAAACCATCTAACGGAACTGGTGACTGGCTATTACCATTAAAGCAATACACACTCATCAATCCATTAACACTTGTCATTTCGCCACCTTCTGTGTCAGTAAGTTTGCTTACTGTGGTGCCGTCTGATTGAAAGTTTACTAATAATCCATCTCTAAAGACACGTTTGAACGTGAAAGAACTCTGTATTCCATCACTTAGTTTAACACCTGTTTTTTCTGATAGTGTCATACATAACCAAAGTGTTTTATTGTCATTTGCCAATTGTGCGTCTGTGATTATCCCACCAAGACTTGCTCTACCATATACTACTGGAACTTTTGCTTCTGTGTTTGGCGGAAGTTGAATTCTAACACCTGGATCTGGTGACTGTTGATTGTTTTTTCTGTTGATTGAACTAACAACCCTGTTTAATGCGTAGGCTGTAATTGCAGTTCTGGCTAAGGTGCTACCTAATCCGTCACCACCTAAGAAACCTAATGCTTTCTTGCCAAAGCCTACAATATTATCTATAAAACTCATTCTTACGCTCCAAAGTTGATATTTGCACCACTCAAGTTAGGCACCCTATCCATACTAATGTCTGTTGGATATAATCTCTTATGATCCAACGGATTGGTTCTTCTGCCTGACAATTTGTTTTGCATTAATTCAATGTAACTTGAACAAATCAAACTAATTGTGTTTGTGCTTGTTCTTGATACAGCGTCGTATTCTTCTTCTAAACTGTAATTGTTAATTCTTCCAAAAAATCTTCCTGTTGGATTGCCTGATATAGGAAGTATTTCGCCTGATGTTTTATCTACAATAGCACGATATATTTTAATATCGCAATCTTTAATATCACTGTAAATAATTTCTTGAATGCTTGAAGTGGGTATTCCACTTAGTGTTACAGTAATACTATCACCACTACTGCGTAATTCATTTGTTGATGCACTTACGTTAACCAACTTACCTAAACCAGTGTAGGTATCGCCTGTGTAAGTAATATCAACATAGTAGTCACTAAACTTTAAGACTTGGCTTGATGCTGTTCCTGGATTTGTTCTGTAATTCTGAACATCAATCCTAACCAGCAATGCTGTTTCAATGTTGTTGTATGTACTTAAATTAATAGGCATTATGAAAAATACTCCACGAATACAAAAGGACCGCTCCAACCAATTTGATCTCTTGCAATAAATGACATCTGTGGAAATGATGCACATTGAACTGTCCATTCACAAGCATCACCTACCCTTAGTGTTTGTGTGCCTGACGACTCATTAAGCAGTGGACGGTTTAGTGTAATAACTGTTTCATTAAATGCAACATCTGCCGCTACACTATAACATTTACCTACACTACCTAATTGGATAATGTCGCCTGCTCTAAAATGATAGCCGCTTGTTAATGTTGGGGCACTTGTAATTGTAACTGTGTTGCCTGAACTTGGAACTGTTACAGAAATATTTCCACTTGTGCTTGTATGACTACCTTGATAATCAAACATCCAACTTAGTCCTGAGTTAGCAAAATTAATTGTGTTAGTTTCTAATCTGTCTGCTTCTGCTAATGAAACATTTTGTCTATAGTCTGTCCATCGCGGGCCATCTGGAAGTCTAACAGTAAAAGTCCAAACATTGCCACCTCTACTTACTTGTCTAACTGTGTTATCTCTTGCAGTTGTTGAAGCAACAATAGGCATCCTGTTAATTTCCATTGAAGTCGCGTTGTTTATAATCCATTGAAATGACATTTATCTTCTCCCTGGCACTGAACGTGCTCCTTGTGTTGCTACTGCATGAATAAACTGTGGATCTCTTGCAACCATCTGTTTGAAACTTGAAGCATCAACAGCATTAATATTATATGTTACATTGCTTCCGCCTAAGCCTGAAAGTGGAGTAACTGTCGCTGGACCCGCCACCAACTCAGGTCCGCGTTCCCCTGTTACGCCAAAAGTTCCTGCAGGAATCATTCCGCCGTTTGCAAAAAAGCCGCTGAATATTTTACCAAGAGTGCTTCCACCGCCACTACTTCCACCAAGACTAAAAATGTTTCCAATCAACTGTTGAATTTGACTTCTTAATATTGTTTCAAGTATGTCTGCAACTAAATCTCTAAATTGGAATTTACCTGTCTTAGCAAAATTAACAAGAGCGTCTTCCATTGAACTTGTTGCTTTATTGAATATTTTTTCTGCTTGTTTAGCGGCATTGGTAGCATTATCAAGATATTCATCAAATGCATTTTTCCAACCATATGCAAATGAACGTTGTGTTTCACGTTGTTGTTCAGCAATATCTTTAAGTTTTTCAAATGTTTTAGTAGCATTATCTTCAAGTGTTTTAATTTCAGCAATATAAGCATCTGTAGTGATTAATCCATCTTCCCACTTTTCTTTAACTTTTCTAATTGCTTCAACTAACTCGTCGCCAATCTGTTCTTTAATGTCTAAGACTTCACCTTCAAACTTACTTAGATTTAATTTTTCAAGTTGTGTGTTAGCATCACGGATCTTTTCATCCATATCAGCAAAAAAGTCACGTCTACTATTAATAACATCAATAAGTGCTAATTCTTGTTCTTGTTCTTTTCTAATTTTTTCACGTAATTTTAATTGTGCTTCTAATCCACTTACTGATTCGTTATATAATTTTGTAACAAGTCCAATTTGTTTTTCAATTTCTTCTGCTTGGACTTTTGCTTTATCAGTATCTTTTTGTTTTAATTCTGTTAACTGTTGTTGCAGTGGACGAATTGTATCATAGTAGCGTTTTTCAAATGAATTTAATTCGCGTTGTATGTTTGCTTTGTCTTCAGTTAATTTTAATAATTCTGTTTCTTGGTTGATTGTTAATTGTAAATCTTCAACACCTTGTTGATATGTTTTAAAATAATCAATTGAACTTTTTGTTACAGCATCTTGTTTTGTCTTTAGGTCCTCTAACATCTTAGTATAGTTAGGTCCTGCTGGAGCATCAGGCGCTGTTAGCGGTCCTTGTGGAATTCCATCAGTGGATTTAGATAATTTTTCTATATCCGTCTGTAACTTTTCTATATTATCTGAAGCATCGTCAGTCATGCTTTCAATGGTAGCAACTACACCTGCCGCCGCCGCAACACCCGCGATTACTTTAACTAAACCTACACCAGTGACACCTTGAAGAATTGCTGTTGCTGTTGAGACACCCACTATGCTTTTTCTTAAGGTGTTTAACGCACTAATTATAGCAACAATTTTGCCTACGCTCCATGCCGCAAACATTCCGCCAAGCAATGCAATTAGGTATTTTATATTATCAGCAATAAATTTGATAGCAACGCCTAATCCTTGCCCTATTGATGTCATTAATTCAGCGTTTTTATCAATGAATCCGCTTATGTTTCTTACTGCTTCTGCTAACGAATCGTTAAATCCGCCCTGTCCAATTTGATCTGCGGCATTGCCAATAGCATCTTCTAAGTTTGAAAATGCCTGTGACAGATTATTTGTTCTTGCGGCGCTGGATCCGCCAAATGTTTCAGCAAGTCCTTCTTCAAGTGCTTTAAGAATAATTTGAGCACCTTCACTTGTCTTGCCTAACTCTGAAATTTCTAATCTACTAATACCAATTTTATCAGCAAGAATTGTGAATACAGGGATACCTCTATCTGCAAGTCTGTTTAGTTCTTCAAGTCCTAAACCACCTGCACTTGTTCTTGCATATAAGTCTGTGATTGCTTGTAAAGCACCCACTGAATCTGCAGATACTGATGCAACATCAGCAAATAATCTTAATTGATCAATTGTAGGGTCAAGTCCTGCCGCTTTTAATTTAATAACAGAAGCAGTTAAATCTTCAACTGTAAAGATACTTTGTGTAGCAAATGTTTTGATTTGTTCAAATGCTTTTGCACCTTGTTCAACATCTTTGAATAAGATACCTAATGTAGTTCTTAAGTCTTGGAATCTTGAAGCAATATCAGTAATTGCTTTTAAACTAAATGCACCTGCAAGTGTTCCAGCAACGCCTGCGATTGTACCTCTTAGACTATTTAAAGAGTCTTGTGCTCCTTTTGTATCTACTGCTACTTTATATCTTAAATCAGCCATGCCCTACTTCCTTAATATACTACGTGCAATTCTTTTTCTAATAAATTGTTCCGTAGGTTCGCTCATACCCTTTGGCGCTTGAGGACTTTTGCCTTTGTCCAGTGGCACGGCATAGTTGTAATTTGCGTTAATTGTTTTACCTTGAAGGCGTGTTTTGCGACGAGCATTACCTGAACGAATAGGTGTAATACCTTTCCAATAATTATATGCTTCGTTTGCTAATCTATCAAAACGAGCATTAATCTTTCCAATGCTTGGACCCATTCTATTCTTTACGACTGTTACTGCCATGCTTTTGCTCCTTAACGGCGGTTACCATTGCTTGTAAGTCTTCAGTTGAATAATCCTTTTTACTTACAGGAACGTTGGTTCCACCCTCTTTTTTATTTCTGAGATATGTTTCATAGTCTATTGCTAATGTAGCACACCTCATATCTAAACTGTCCCCAAACTTCATAAATTGCGATGGTAATAACCCATACCTTCTCGCAACTGACTCAAGCAATAGTAAGTTAGAAACCTCAGGCTCTAAACTTTGGAAGTTTGGGTTGCGAAGTTTCCCAACGTCTGCACCGTCTTCTCTACTGCTTTAATCATGATGTCATTGGGTAAAACTTTTCCTTTTACAACAACTGGGGAGCCGTCTTCATTAAGAATAAGTTCTTTCATAGTCTCAACAACATCTGCAATATTTTTTTCACCCTGTAGATTTGCTAATTTCATAAAAGTAGCCATATCCACTCTGTCATATACATAAAATTCAATAGGTTCCCCATACGATTTTACAATCGCAGGATCGTCAATTGATACTTTAGTTAATTTGGGTTCTTTTGCTAATTGATTTAATTTCATCTGTTAATCTCCTTGTCTTTCAATCAGTGTATTTGTTAATAGTATAACAAATTTTAGTCTTGAGTTTGCTTTTTCAACATCACTACGAGCACTTTTTAGTTCGTTTGATGCTTTTGCTATTTCTGCAAGAATTGATTTATGCAATTCTGTATCAGTTTTGTTTTCTAATACGTTCATCTGTTAATCTTCTTCTACTGTATTTATGCTTTAAGAATAATAGGGGTCGTTAAGACCCCTATTAAACTGTCAATTTCTATTAAGAAACTGTGTAATCGCCATCAACAGTGACTGTGATTGGTGATACCCAAACTGGTGCATCCGCAGAAACTGTGGGTGCCAAGCCTGTGATATAACCATCACCGCTGATTGTTTTACCTGTAGCGCCACCGTCAGTGTCACCTAAGTAAAGTTCAAACGATACTTTTGTTTTGTTTTTTGACAAACCAAACATTCCTGATTCAGCCGCAGTACCAGTGGTTGCTGTGCTGTCTCCAAAAAATGTAGTTTGTTCTAATACCAAGTTCATACCTAAACTGTTAGTAGCAGTAGTCGCAATTTGTTGTTTTGATCCACTGTCTAACTGAGTCCAAGTAAAAACATCGTTGGCATTATTAACAGTTACGTCCTGCAATGCAGGAACTGTTAAACCAGTGTCAGAAGCGTTTGATGCAATGCTAATTGATAGTGTTGCTTGAACGCCAGTTACGCCTGGTGCTGGATAAATGTAAGCCATTTGTTTTTTCCTCTCTTATATTACTTTGTTAAAACGTATTTCCAGTTGATTAATTACTAAGTCACCCTGAAAGTCAGTTGTATATTCCAACTCTCTACGGTTTACACCGCTTACAGTTGTAATATTTTTTGCCGCTTTCAATTGTGTAACCAAAGCGTCATAATTTGCTGGAAGTTGTTTAGCATCCGCAGTAAAGTAGATACTCACTGATGTAACTTCATTACTAATGTTAATAGCATCCAAACTACTTACAAGCGGTTCAGTTGATACCTGTTCATTGTCAACATATATCTTCTTAACGTTTTGTATGTAAAGTGGATTGCCACTTGCATCATAGGGTAAGTCTGAAGTAGTTGTAAAACCACCTAAACTTAGTCCATTAATGTAATCAAGTACTTCTGTTCGCATTAACGTATCCTCTTAAGATTGTATTGTCCTGGTTGTTTTTCAGATGAAGCAATCGTGTCATCATCGTCAAAATCATACCAATCACCAGCCGTAATTAGTTCACCAAATAACGCATCGCCCTTGTTATTGTAATATCCCATTTTGTTACGCTCTGCATTTTCTTCACTGCCAAAATCAGCAATTGAAGGTAAAATGTAATCGCTTAACCCTACGTAGACACACAAGTCTCTAAAGTCGTTTAAACGTGCTTTAATCTTGTCTGGGTCTACTGCTGGAATATCCGCTACAGAAGAGATTGAGTTAGTAGTGTTACGACGTGTGTAGTATGACTGCCACCAGGATGACGAGCGTAGTCTTGAAAGAATACGCTCTGTCGCCCTAATAAGTCCGTCTTCTACGACATCATCAGTAAGTCCTTCATTAGCCTCAAAAAGTCGTTGATCCTTATCAACCACATCTTGATAGTCTGCGAAACTAATTGTTACATTATTTTCTATTATGAAGGACATCCTACTTCGCTCCGTTATTAGTCAGTTAAAGATCCAACAATTTTCACAGCGTGTGCTGAGTTTAAAATTGCTTGTCCAACGTCAACGCTCATCATGATGTCTGTACTACGTGATGCGGCTAAATCTTGAGTCTTCATTTTTACTCCGCCTCTCATAGCGTGCCCCAATGCAGATTTTGCAAATACAGCACCAACCATGTTAAGTTCAGCGTCAGCGTCAGTGTTTAAGTCTGATTTAACTAATGCACTTTCGTATACAGTACAGCCACCAAGTACACCAATTACGCCTCTTTCAAGAACGCCAGCACCATAGTTGTTAGCAGTAGCAACAGCGCCACCTGCATTGTATAATGCTTTCTTAAGTTGTAAAGCCTGTCTTGGGCCTACTACAGCCGCTAAAGGACCTGT